AGCCTGTCCGGAAAACGGACAACCGGCAGGTGCCCCAGGCCAAACAAACAACATTCCGGGCGGCCACTTAGAACAACTCCTTGAAGGGATGCCTCCTGCTGGAGCCACAGCAGAACAAGAAAATAAGAAACCAGCGTCAGAACGCTGGGAACCGAAGGTTCTAAATGCTCGCCACCGAGAGATTATGCGCCGCCTCCTCGAAGGGGCAAACTACCTCACCATTGCAGATGAAATGGGCATACATCACCAGACCGTCATGCTGGTGGCTACGTCAGCGGTATTTAAGACGGAGCTTACAAAGATGGAAGCCTCTGCCGATTTTACAGTTGTTAGACGGGCTGATGACCTGGCCAATGAAGCCCTAGATAACCTCAAGGTAATCATGAGGCACTCACGTAGTGATGCAAACCGTAGGGCTGCTTCTATGGACATTCTAGGCATTGCCGGCTACTCTAAAATCGAGAAACGTATTGTAGGTATCGTCAGCGCTGAAGATGTTATCAAAGAACTTAATAAGCGCCGTCGGGGTGAGCTTTCTACTAATGGCAACAGCCAGTCCTGAGTGGTATGAAGCCTGTAAACAAGCTGGCTTCCTGCTAAGTCCTGACAGTATGGCTCTTGCCAAAAACTGGGCTTCCGGCGGTCAAGAGTCCGGTTTAGAAGAGCCACCTTGGCTCGGTCCTGACGGTGAAGTTATTGAGTATATAGGTGCATGTCCCCCTGCGGGGCCAACAACACAGTTGCAGTTGCCGTCAGCGCCAAGCCTTATAGTTATCGACTCTGTGGAAGAAGCCCAAGGGAATTAACCTGAGCCACCACACAATTAGAGTCGATAATCATGAGGCTTCCCCTGCGGGGCCATTGCAACTAGAAGGAGAACTAATGCCTAAATTCAAATATGCACAATTAGTGCTACAACTCCTAAAAGCAGAAAAGCAACTAGCACAATGTACAGAAAAGCTCAAGATTCCTTCCTTCAATCCAGACTTGCACATTGATCTAGAACATGCTATCGCTGCTCACGCTCAACTAGTGGAAAGACTCTCTAAACTAATGGGCGTAGAAATAAGTGCGTAGTAAGTAACAATGGGTGCCTTAGAAGACGTCTTAGGCCGTAAGCTCGATAGCGATGCCTGCGGTCCTGATCGAGGTCCTGGTTACATTAGTGGTAATCATTTGCCTACCTTTGACCTCGCGGCGAAGCAGCGTCTAGAAGGTGGTCATGATCCATTAGGCCCTCAGCCCTTGATCGTTTCGCCTGAAGCTATCGCCCAGCGCATGGATATCTACTTCGACAACCCCTGGGCAATGATCGAAGACGGCGCTATCTACACCCTGGACCAAGCTGACGTTATCAACCCAGTGAAACTATTCCCTAATCGGCCTTGGCTCCAGGAAATCACAACTGAGTGGTTGAACGAACCACTGCTCGCCATCTTCAAGTCTCGCCGTATGACTATCACATGGCTCTTCATATTCCTCCACTTGTGGATGGTGCTCTTCAAAGAAGGCAGGGCGGTATTCTTCGTGTCCGACAAAGAGGAGAAGTCTGACGAACTTGTGCAGAGAGCTGTCTTCATTTATAATCACATTCCTGATGAGCTAATGCTCAAACCTAGAATCAAACCCTCCTACTGTTACTTGGAGGTTCCTGGTCTCGACTCTTACATTCAAGGAGTTGCACAAGGTGCAGACCAATTGCGTCAGTATACAGCCTCAGCTATATTCGCTGATGAGTTCGCTTTCTGGGAAAAGGCACGAGAGACATTTGGCGCGAGCAAGCCGACTATTGATGGTGGAGGCAAGTTCACCTGTGTCTCTAGTCCTAAGGAAGGTTTTTTCAAAGAACTGTGTTTTGACCTTATCAGGTAGACTCACAAGGAGAATCTATGGCATTGAAAACCAAGGCGCCGCTCGTGGCACTCGTTATCGTATTGTTCCTAACACTACTCAGTTGGCTAGTGTCCCCAGCCACAGCGCAGGCCCAGACCCAATCCCTAAGCTACACCCTAAGTTGGACAAACGGGGCGGTCTTACCAGACAACTCAAACAGACCTGATGTAACTATCATCCAACAACGAGTACGGGCAGCCGGCTCTACTACCTTCACTGCATGGGCTGATATTGGTTCAGTGCCGTTTCCTCAGAACACTTTTGTAGATAAAATTAGCAATGATCCCGGCGCTCGTACTATTTGTTATCAAGTAGCGCATCGCAATGTCGCTGGCACTAGTGCGTTCACGCCTGAGGCTTGCACCATTACACCAACTGTCCTCAAGATTCCATTGGCGCCTAATGAAGGTAAACCAGTGATTATCATCATAGGGCCAGTAACAGTCCCTTAGGAGTAATTAATACCAATGTCCCAAGTATTAGTTGGCACTAACTCACATAACGCCACAGAGGGCGCAAAGTTTCGCCTTGAGTATCAGGTAGTTAATGGATCTCAGCGTGGCCTCTTTGATTGGACACCTACTGTTGGCCAAACTAATGAGCAGCTCATGGCTGCGCTCCTCACTGAAGTTATAGCCGTACTCTTAGCTCGCCATGGTATAGTCATTACCGAGGCAGATATTCTAGTGTTAGGCCCTCCAGCATTTTACCCTGAGCTTGGGGTGCTAACCTTTGTAATAGATGGTAGCGGTGCAGAGATAACTACAGGTATCAAGGGCGATATAGGCCCCATCCCATTCCCAATAACTATAACTAAAGCCACGCTCCTAGGTGACCAAACAGGGTCTATAGTTATTGATATCTGGAAAGACAGCTACACTAACTATCCACCTACTAACGAGGATTCTATTACAGCCTCGGCGCCGCCTACTCTAAGTAGCGCTGCCAAGTCACAGGATACCACCCTAACTGGCTGGACTGTTTTAATTGCAGCTGGAAGTATCCTAAGAATGAATGTGGATAGTGTCACTACTACACAGCGTGTAACTTTAGCTTTGGAATACAAGAGAACTTAGTAGGTTACTTAACTAACTAACATGGCATTTCCACAAATAGCAGCCACTGGCGTTGCTGGATTCGGCGTTGCAGCTGGCCTCTTAAACTTACCAGCTAACATTGCAGCCGGTAATCTACTTATAGCTACCTTGCTAACTGGCCCTAGTGGGGCAGGGGTAACATGGCCTGCAGGATGGACTGAGATATCAGATGATTTCCTAACTGATATACTCCTCTCCCATGCCTACCGTATAGCTGATGGCGTTAGTGATGGTACAACAGTTACTGTTACACTACCAGCTGGCGGACCAAGGCATAGTGGTTTTGTCTATAGAATTACTGACTGGCATGGAGTTACACCACCAGAGGTAGGCTCAGTAGCAAATGGTAATAGCTTAACACCAGACTCACCTTCGCTAACTCCTAGCTGGGGTGCAGCTGATACATTATGGATTTCTTCATTCATCCATACTACGGCCGGTGTTCCTACATTTACTGAGCCAAGTAGCTACGATAAAAGTAAGCTAACAGATGTTACTACTAACCGTTACACTGGTGGTGTAGTTGGCAGGGAACGCAATGCAGCATCTGAGAATCCCGGTAACTGGACATTGGAAGGTGTAGCTGCTGCCATATGGCTGGCAAATACAGTTGCTGTACGACCTGCAGTGACGGCGAGAGCTAAAAGTCAGTCGGCAGGCGTAATAATATGAAGATAACTGCCCTCGATATACCTCAAACAGTTGAGGCCCTTGAAGCAATCAAGGAGGAGTTACCTGATTCAGTCGGTGATATTGAGGAAGTATTACCTGGTCTGAAAGGCTGGCGTAACCCTATAAACAAGTTTAGGGTCCTGCGCTTACATCGAACTGCAGACCCTGAAAAGCGCAGTCAGGATTGGATTACCAAGGCTCGTAGTGGTCTTTCTACTTCCGATTGGCTACGCGAGTACGAGTTAGTGTGGGAAGCGCTAGACGGGCGCCCTGTTTATGTTGATGAGTTCAGTCATGAGTTTCATACAAGTAGAACCTCCCTTGGGTGGAACCCTGCGCTTGTGGTTGGGCGTGGGTGGGACTTTGGACTCTATCCAGCATGTATCTTTGCCCAGCTCTTCCCACACTCTCGTCTAATAGTCCTAAGGGAGTGTATTGGTGAGGATATTGACACTGAGAGATTTATCTACGAAGTCGATAGGCTTAGCCATGAATGGTTTCCGGGTGCCAAGTTCGCTGAATTTGTCGATCCTACAGGCCGAAATAGGGCGGGAACTGATGGAAGAAGTTATACCAACCTTCTTTCTGCTCGACCCTTGCGAGCCAAAAGGATTTATCTTGGGGCAAATGCCCCTGCGGCTAGGCGAAGTGCGGTCATTGACTTCCTAAAAGAGAATGTAAAGGGTCTTCCTTGCTGTCTAATAGACCCTTCATGTGAGATTTTACTAAAAGGATTCGGTGGTGGCTACCATTATCCTTATAAGAACGGGACGTTATCAGCCAAACCAGATAAAAATCTGTTTTCTCACATCCATGACGGCCTGCAATATCTATGTTCTAAGATCCGCTCAGTCAAAATGGTGTCCGACACTCCTATTAAGATCATCGAGCCCAGGTTTGGGCGCGGACCTCAAGGAATGGTGCCACAGACGCCATATGAAAGGCCAGGAATCATTAGTTAATGGCTACAATCATCCCAGATAACCCTAATAGCTACGCCACAATTAAGGCTGGTAACAAGGGTTACACTCCTCGAGGCGGCGCTGCACCTTCTTATAATGGCCAGGAAGATGATGCCACCCTTGGTGAGGGCTCCTATGTCCTTGGCTACTCTGACACTGAGTCAGGACCGCCCTTCTATGGTAAGAAGGAAGTCGGTATTGACTACTTAGAAGAGCCTGAAATCAAGCGTTTCTTCGGGGCTATGTTCAGTTACGCCGATGAACACCGCAGGCCTCGTGAGTTGATTTGGGATAATTGCTGGCGGCTGTATAATAATCAGTACGACTGGTCTACAAAGGCCTGGTGGCAGCATCGTGCGCCTATTCCTAAGGTACGCGCATCCGTGGATAGGGCTGTAGCGCTGTTTAGGAAGACACTCTTGAAGATGAACCCCTGGTATGGTGTCCAGGCCGAGTCAAAACTTGGTAGAACCAAGGGCCGCTACACTATGCTGCTCACTGACTACTGGTTTGACCAGGCTAACATCCAAGATGAGATGATGCAGGCCTTCAAAACTGGCCTGGTAACTAGCGTAGCTGCGCTAAAAATCTGGTGGATGCGAGTAAAGGACTTCAAACCTACACTCTATACAGAATCTAAGGAGATTCCAACCTATGAATTTGGCCTTCAAACAGGAACCAGCCTCCAGGAAGAGAAAAAATCCCGTCTCGATCCCTACTACAAGGGAAAACTCGGAGTGGTGGCTGTCAACCCTCGGAATCTATGGATTATCCCAGGAACAAACGGCAAGGGTATCATCGAACGCTCCCAAGCTAGCCTCCAGGAGATCGAGGCTCTTGCGGATATTGGAGTGTACGATAAGGCTGCGGTCAAAAGACTACGAGATCAGATTTGCGGACCTACCGAAACTGCTCTCGATACGTCCCGTCAGACTGTTGAGGGCCTCGCACAGGCGAATCAGTACCTTCGCTTAGTCGATCTATACCATTACTGGGGTGATATCTATACTCCTCAGGGCGTTCTAGTGAAATGTGACGCCTCTTTCACCCTAGCAAACAAAGATATAATGATTAGAGCACCTCATGATAATCCATTCTATCATAAGGAACATCCTTACGTTATTGGCACTCCTTATACTATTCCATTTAGCACCTACAACAGAGGTATGGTTGAGGATGTTGCTGAAATAGCTGAAGCCATCACTGAAATGGCGAATCTAATAGCCGATGGCGCCTTATATGACGCCATGAAGGCCTTTGCCATCGATATAGACCAACTTGATGACCCTAATGAGGCTCGTCAGGGCGTCTACCCTGGTAAAACCTTCATCCGCAAGAGTGGCAACGCCGTAGCACCTAACGAACAGCTAGTTCAGACGGTTGACGTAGGTAAGGTACCTGCCGAGGCCATGAATATGATCCAACTGTACGAGAAGTACATGCAGGAGGGCTCATACGTTAATGAGTGGGTTTCCGGTCAAGGCAATCAGCAGGGTAGAACTCTTGGCGAGGTTAATATTAAGACGGCGGCTGCTCTTGAAGGACTGGACGAGTCTGCTAGAAACCTGGAAATTACTGTTATTGAGCCGACGCTGGACAAAGTTGCGAGGACTATCTATCAGTTCCAGGAGAACTATACTCTACCACGGCTTGTTGAGAACTATCCGGATCTTTCGGGCATCTTACAAGGAATGACCCCTGCGGAACGCTACTCCACAATGGTTGGAGATTACAACTTTAAGGTTCGCGGCATGTCTATTATGATTGATAGACAGCAAAAGATAGGTGAACTGAAGGAAATCCTACAATTGCTAAGCTACCTACCTGGCTTCATCGAGCAGCTAAATCCAATAGCTACTCTCGAAGAAGTCTTGATGCCATTAGGGTGGGACCCTGCTAGGCTCCTGATTAACCCAGGAGCGATGGGAGTAAGTATGCCCACTGTCGGAGCTGTACCTCCAGCACCCCAACCTATGCTACCTCCTCCAGGGGGAGCACAAGGACCAGGTGGCAACGCAGGCGGTCCAGGACGCACTCCAATGGCTCAGCGAGCTGCAGATGATGGAGCGAAGTACGGGGGTGCACGCGACAACCCTGCGGCTAGAGGCGGTAATCCTGCTGCCGGTGGAGGCCAACCTAATGGTAGCGCCCCTGGTGGCGGATTGCCTCCTCAAATGATGCAAGCTATCGCACAGTTGATGAACAAAACTAGGCAGCGAATGTAGGCAATGAGGATCGTTCGTCGAGCACGACGTAGGAAGGTGCACTATAATACAATGTGCTCTCCCAGACGTCGCAAGGATATGTCAATAACTTATCATAAAGGAAGGAGCACAGCAAGTGGCAAAAGCAAGTAAATCTAAAGGTGGTGGCAAACCAGTCAACGTGCCGAAAGGCGCCAAAACTAGCCTACTTCAGGGCTACAAGAAAGGGAAATAGTTGTGCCTATCGGTGACTCTAAATTCAAGGTGATTGATGACCTAAGCCAGATGGCTGAGCTAGGCGTCAGTGCAAGTGTGGTAGTAACAGCCTTGGAGCCTATAATGGACCGTCGCTTAGCACAACTTCTGGACAAGCTTCAGCAATGTCCACCTGAGCTAGGACCCATTCTAGACATCAAGGCACAACTTGGGGAAGTGTGGCGTATCAGAAAAGAGTTTATTGCCTTCAAGAACAAGGGCCAGAATGCGTCGGATGCCCTCAATAATATCGTGGCAGGAATAGAAAGGAAAGGAGAGAATAATGGCAGCCGAGCAAGCTCAAGCTCAAGATAGTCCGCCGGATGGCGCCCGTCCGGATTCCGGACAGCTTGTAGATACAAACCCTGTACAGCAGCCTACACTGGGAAGGATTGTCTTTTTTAGACATGATCTCTACAGTGAGGAAAACAGTACTGCGCCGGCTATAATCACTGGTGTGAGTGAGGACTGGAATACAGTAGACCTAACCGTCTTCTTTAAGAACCAAGTCCCTTATCCAGTGCAAGGCATTGCGCATGGTCCAGAACAAGGTCAGTGGCTTTGGCCCCCTCGGGTCTAGTCAGTAACACAAGGGTAAAAAGGAGCTAGAAATGGCCGACCCAATTTTCACCCCTGGGACAACTCCCCCTGGTTCGGAGCCTCAGGATGACGGAACCGGAAACAACCCTAACAATCCTAACCCTGGTGCGCCTCCAAGGCTCATTGCAGGCAAGTTCAAAACAGTGGAAGAAGCTGTAGAGCATGGTTATGGAGGACTTGAGCGTGGCTACCATCAATTGAGCGAGCAAGTAGGTGCTTTAACTCGCGTGATGGAAGCAGCTCTCACAACCCCTGATCCTCGCGACCGCGGTCAGGGTGCAAGTGGTGGAGTCCCAGTCGGATCGGGCGGAACAGGACGCGGAGATGACTATGGTCGTCGTGTAGACCCAGATCAAGTAGACGCAGCACAGTTCTTGTCGAACCCACATCAGGTTCTTCAACAACGTGAAGAGCGTATCTTGAGTAAGGTAGGCGATCTAGTCGGAAACGTAGTTGCTAATGCAATGGCAGTCCAAGAGTTCAAGTCCAGAAATTCAGACTTGGCACCTCACGAGCGTGTGGTTCAGACATTCATGCGGGACTTAGACCCTCGTCAATTCCGCACAGTCGGTGAACGTCTAGAACAGGCCGGTAAACTAGCGCGACAGTATCTTACCAGTGTAAGAGCTGGGCCGAATGGTGTGCCTAACACGGTGCCTGGGGCAGGGACTTACGTAGAACCTCCTACTAGCGGAGGGCCTTCGTATAGCGCACCTGGTACTAATCCAGATGGCTCACCTACAGGTGGCGGGTTCAATCCTGCTAACCAAGTAGGTGCTGAAGAGCAAGAGCTACTAGATTATATCAAAGAGCGCAATGCGAACATCAACGCTAGCTTTGGAATTAAGTCCTAGTAAGGACTAGGACCCTCGTAAGTTAAACTAGTCTTTAGGAGCTAGAGAAAACTATGGCAGGTCAAAATTGGACCATCGCTAGTGACGGTGGTCATTTTGCTAACCCTCGCCTGAGTTCTAAGCTTCGTTACGTCAATACGGCGAAGTACATCTTTCGTCAGTTTACTCGTCCTGAGCCAGGTTATGGCAAGGGTCGAGGCGAAAGCATTGACTTCGACAAAGTAACGATGGCGGTGACTGCAGGTGGGGAGATCGGGGAGTTCCAGGATATTCCTGAAACTAAGTTCTCGATCACTAAAGATAACCTACGGGTAACTGAGTGGGGGAATAGCATCCCTTGGACTGGCAAGCTCGAAACACTCAGTGAGTTTAACCCTAACCAGCCAGTTCAAAAGGTCATCATGAACGACGAGAAGGCCGTGTTAGATCACGCCGTCTCGGCTATGATGAAAACTAGCGACCTGTGCTATATTCCCACTGGTGCTGCTGTCGGAGTCTGGGACGTGGACGGTACTCCTTCCACTGCCGGGACTGCACAGTTCAACTACTTCCATCTTAAGGAAATGGTTGATGCAGCCCGTATGGGTCTATTCGGGTCGAACACTGGGAAGATCATCCCTCCGATGCCGGATGGGAACTATGCTTTGATCCTCTCAATTCGTGCTCAGCGTGGTCTGTTCGATGATCCTGAGTTCCAGGAAGCCGCGAAGTTCACTTACCCTCGTAAGTTGTTCAACGGCGAGATCATGTCTGAAATCGTGTACAACTGCCGTATCATCGTAACTGATGACAATGACTCCTTGGATAACAACAAGGGTTCTAACGACATTGGTGAGGCCCTCCTCATCGGTGACGATTCAGTCATTGAAGGCGTTGCACTAAAGGAAGAGCTGCGATACAAGCTTGCGGTTAAGTACGGCCGCGATAAAGGTCTGGCTTGGTACGCAATCCTTGGGTTCAAAAAGCCCTGGGACTACTCGACGGATGGCGAAGAACACATCATCCGTTTCACTAGCTCTTAAAGTAAGAGGAAAGGAACAGGAGTACTATCATGGGTTTTCAAGATAATGTGTTCATGATCCCTAATCCTCTGACCACAGCAGCTAACTCAATTGCCGAGGAAGCTACTTCTACAGGTCTGGTAGAGTACGTCGCTCCAGTAAATATGGACGTGGTGGACTTTGGTTTACTTGTAGCGGTGGCCCTTGGTAATACGATCACTACAGCATCGGGCTATGCCCTGTGCCGAGTGATTGCGGGTGTGGAAGAAGTGCTTGAAGTACTGAAAACGTGTAATAACAGTAACAACCTGTATGCAGGTGATGGAGTCCACGACTACGGCGGAACCGTAGCTGCGGCTACTACCCTTGCCTTCACGGCTGGGCTTATTGTTATGAAGCGTATGACAGGCGCGCACGTATTCCCTGCTGGGTCGATCATTAGGCTGCGTGGAATGACTACTGCAGGCTCTGCAACTGGCGATCTCGTGCCCTTTGTTATCGCTCGGGCGGCCGGTAAAGGTTATCGGTCTACCGTAGTGTACAACGAAGGTCCACTGACGATTAACGCCTAATTGCAGCTAGGCCCTGCGTAACCGAGATGGGCTAGGACTGCCAACTAGCCCACCTCCCAAATGAAAGGACAAATGGAATCCTCAGCACCCCCTAAGGAGAAAATAGTTGTTCCTGTAATCTGCGCCACTCGAGACAGTCAAGGCGCAGTAGCCTATTCCATAGCAACCATATGGAATGCCCTAAATGCAATGGGTAGAGAACCTGTCTATGTGCAGTTTGCAGCTCATGGCTATGCCTTCGTAAGAGCAGGCGTATTCAAGGAACTAAAAAAGGAATTTAACACAGATCGCATTCGCGGCATACTAATTGATGATGATATCTTGATTAAGGATCAACTAGGCCTTATCCAAGCTATCACTGTAGCAGACCAGTACGGTTGGAACTTCGTAGCACCGTACAGAGTGAGGGATGGTTATGTTGCACTGGCTCACGAAAACGGCTCTCTATATACAGTCGAAGAAACCCGTCAGTTACGCCCCTGGGACCGAGTCGCCAACGCAGGGCTCGGCTTCTACTATGGATGGCTGCCCTTGGACTACAAGTTCCACGAGGACGGAGCCTTCGGTGGTGAAGATCTTAACTTCTTCTGGGACAACCCGTGGATCGAGCCTAGGGTGTTTGGACTCAGCCTTAAACACATAAAGTCCGTTGAATTAGACATGGATACACCTATTCCGACACACAAGCGGCCACCCTCAGCAGGGCCACACTTGGAGCGGCCATTACCACCTTTAGATGAGGAAGGAGATAAACGTAGAATCAGGGAATAATTATCAGCTAAATTAACTGCATTTTAACATAGGGGACGCCCTAGAGGAACTCAAAACATGGCAGATATCGCAAGCAGTGATTTAACTATCACTATTCTCAAGAACAGGCTCGTCAAAGGCTCGCCTGGAGCCCTCCAACGTAATCTAGTCCGCATTGCATTTGGTAATGCTACACTCACTTACCCCTCTGGTGGAGTGCCGATACCTACCTTCCCATCCTTTGGGATGCGCCGTGAGATCGAGTATTTAGTCATTGTTGATGGCAGTTGTGCAACTGGTATCCATTGGAAGTGGGACTACACCAACAAGAAGTTCCGTGGTTATATTCCTGGTGCCGTTATTGAGGCTGCCGGTGCTGCTACACTCGATGACTACCCGCTGGATGGTACTGCTGATCCTCTTGCAGCTGCTGCTCGCCAACCTGGTAATGGCGTTGTTTCACTTGGCTTAGGCAATACTACTGCTGCTGGTGTTGTCTATTTCGGTAACTTGAAGGAACTTCTAGCTACTGAACATGCACCTGCCGCACAAAGCCTAGTGTGCGAAGCAGTGGGTTGGTAGGAAGGAGTAACTAACAGATGGCAGCAATAGCACTATCATCAACTCAGCGATATGGTCAGCGAGTGCGTCGTTTGCGCTATACGCAAAGCGGCGCTAATGATGGCAACGTAGACTTTGAGGCGACTAGACCTCTCCTCGCAATGTCCACTCAACTCCGCGGAACTATCGCTGCTGGAACTGTAGCGATACAAGGGAGCAATGATAACTCTACGTTCGTTGCCTTACCTACCGCGGTATCTCACTCAGCAGTCGGTATAAAGTCAGTGGCGGTAGCCGACCTTGGTTACCTATTCTATCGAATCGCGGTCGCTTCAGCCGGTGCAGGCAACGATCTAACCTTCGATGTAGTAATCAAGGAGGCTCCATAAGGAGATGACTGACGGCATGAATCCACTTGAATCGCCTGTGTTACCTGCAGTAGGGCCGTTCCTCATCCTAGAGATTGGCAAGCTGCAAGGTGTTCAATCTAGTATGTTGTTAACTGTCAATGGCGTCAACGTGGAACTGCGGCGGTTGTCTGACGAACTGGAGAAGAAATTCTCTGTCAGTCAGGCAGCCGTCGTTCAGGCGCGTGATGACCTAAGTCATGCTATGGATAGTCATAGTAAAGATGATGACACTCGATTCGGTAAACTCAATAGGATCATCTGGGCAGCAGGTGGTATATTTGGCTTCCTAAACTTTGTACTATTAATGACTACCTTGCTCAAGATGTTTGGAGTGTTTTAATGCTACTTCATCAAG